CTTTTTATGGAAAGACTTCCAGATGAAGTAAAGGGAATAAATGGTAAAAATATTAATACTAAAGAAATTCCTTTGAATGAAACTACAGTTAAGGAATTGAGGAAAATATACTAATGGGTATTATCGCGTCAATAGGAAATATTTATTTTGTCTATCAGTTTTTGAAGAAATTGGTAACTCCATTTGAAAAGACTGAGGCTTTCAAATTAGGAATCATAGACAAAGATGGAAAGATTCTCAAGAAGCGAAGAGATTTAGAAACAACTGAAGAGAAAAAAGCATACAATCTTTCAGATACTTTAGTGTGGAATCTCAAGAAAATTTTAGGAAAAATACCTCTTGGTAAAACTAGACTTGCATCTTATGCAGCTGCACTTTACCTTATTAAAGAACAAGGTAACGGAAAGATACTTGTTGACGAGAAGGAATTAGAAAAACAATTTTTCGATTATTTTGAAAAATTACAAAGTGATGAATTGAGTGAAAGTACTTATGATAATGTTTCAGACAAAACTGTAATTGGAATTTTACAAGCATATGACGAAGAACAGGAGAGTCATTCTAAGTTTCTTACACTTGCAAATATATACACAGGATTGTCGAAGAAATATATACAAGAAGAATTCTTAACAATGACACTTCCTTTTGATGAAACCATCAATGAGGAATTTGAACAATTTTTAGATGAAGATGCTCCTGTGACTGGCACGGCAGGTGTCGCAACAAGAGGAATACCTTTAGGAAAACCACCTAAAGGATTGGTAATGAAAAAATTTGCAGGAATGGATGTGTTTGCTGTAAATCCTTCCCTATATCCAAAGTCGAGACAGGGAAAGAAAAAATATGATCGTTATAGTCGCTATGTTGGTGAAGATGATGCAGGGAATTATATTCGTGCATTTGCAAGAAAATATCCAAAAAAACCAATTATAGTAATGGATTCCGATACAGGATGTATGCAATTTTTAAGACATGGATTTGGTAAATGATGAAATTTAAAGAATATCTACAAGTAAATGTAGATGATTCAATTGAACAAGTTATGAGTGGAGAATGGATCACCAAAGGAAGATCTACTTGGAAAGCCACAGATGATGATAATAATATAATAGAAATACATAATGATGGTCACGATCCAGAACTACAGGGCGAATCGTGGTCGGTGCATACTAACACTTTTGCACCAAAAGCATTTGCCTTTTTTTGTAAACAGTTCATCAAAGAAACACGACCAGCAGAATTAATCTATGCCAGAACAAAACTCTATCCACCAATTACAGACTGAGATACAAACATTAAAAATTAAGGATGAATTTCGTACTAAAGAATTAGATGCCTTAATGAAGAAGTTGACTGAAACTTCTGGAAAATTGAATGCACTCTCAGAAAACATAGGCCGTTTACTTGCAGGCCAAGAACTGCATAAAACAAATGATAATGAAGTTAGAGATGAATTGAAGATCCTTCATTCACGAATTGGAGATCTTCATGATAAAATGAATACCATGATAGACAAGACCGAAGCCAAAATAGACACAGATATCAATATGCTTTTCAGAAAAGTAGAATCTCTTGAAAAATGGAGATGGATTGTTATTGGTGTAGTAACTGCTTTAACATTTTTCATAGTCCATATAGTTCCTAAATTCTTAGAAAATTGAACTTGACATTTTGACTGAGTGTGATATAATAGTATTACACACTTAAACTAGAGTTATATTATGCCGTCTTACATTGACACGAAATACGTGAACCTCATATCTTCACGTTTACCCCTATTCAAAAGAAAAAACGAAGGACTGTTCAATTTTCGTTGTCCTTTATGTGGAGATTCCCAAAAGAGTAAAACAAAGGCTCGGGGATATCTCTACCAGAAAAGAACAGATCTTTTCTATCGTTGCCATAACTGTGGAAAGAGTACAACCTTTTCCAACTTTCTCAGAGAGTTGGATGGTGAGATGTACAAGGATTATGCACTAGAACGATACAAGGATGGTGTTACTGGAAAAGGCCAGAATACACCAGATCCAGAGTTTCATGTAGAGAAACCAAAGTTTCATACCAAGATCGATTTACCTAGAATTTCTGAATTAGACGATTCTCATTTTGCAAAGAAGTATCTGGTCAATCGTGCAATTCCACCTCAGTTTTTAAGTTACCTATATTATACAGAGGACTTTAAAAGTTTTGTATCAGAGGTAACGAAACGTGATTATGATCTGGCGGAGAAGGAACAAAGAATTATCATTCCTTTCTATGACTCAGAAAAAAAACTAATTGCATTTCAAGGTAGAGCATTTACGAATACTTTACTTAGATATATCACTATAAAAATCCATGATGATTCCCCTAAGATCTTTGGATTAGATAGACTAGATATTGAAAAACCTTTCTATATTGTAGAGGGGCCATTTGATTCTATGTTTCTTCCAAATTGTATTGCAATGGCAGGATCAGATGTAAGTTTGAAAGATCAGACTGACATTACAACTGCAATGAATGAAGGAATAGGAACAATGGTGTTTGATAATGAACCAAGAAACAAGGAAATCATCTCTAGAATGGAGAAGGTAATTGAACAAGGATGGAAACTTTGTTTCTGGCCCGAGTCAGTTTCCAGTAAGGATATAAACGACATGATACTTTCTAATATGACAGAATCTAAAATAATCGAAATCATAAATAAAAACACTTACCAGAATTTAATTGCAAAAACACATCTTGCCCAATGGAGGAAGAAATGAACCAAAATGATCCCATCACCTTGCCCACCCAATACCAACAATTCATTCACTTATCACGTTATGCACGATGGGATTACGATAAAAAACGAAGAGAAACTTGGGGAGAAACAGTAAATAGATATTTTGACTTTTTTCAAGATCACCTTAAAGATATGTGTGATTATAGATTAGAAAACGGAGTACTGGAAGAATTAAAACAAGATGTAATGTCACTTGATGTGATGCCTTCCATGCGATGTCTAATGACTGCGGGAGAAGCACTTAGAAAAGAAAATGTTGCAGGATACAATTGTTCTTATGTAAAAGTAGATAGTTTACGTTCTTTTGATGAAATTCTTTATGTCCTAATGAATGGAACAGGAGTAGGATTTAGTGTAGAAACAGAACACGTAAATCACCTTCCAGTAATTGCAGAGGAATTTCATCCAACGGACACAACTATTATGGTTGCAGATTCAAAACTTGGATGGGCAAAAGCATTCAAGGAACTTCTCAGTTTACTTTGGAGTGGTCAAGTTCCAAAGTGGGATATGTCAAAAATCAGAGAAGCAGGAAAACCATTGAAGACATTTGGAGGTAGAGCATCTGGCCCAGAACCATTAGATGATCTTTTTCATTTTTCAACAAAAGTGATTCAAGATGCAGCTGGACGGAAACTCAAATCTATTGAATGTCATGATATTGTTTGTAAAATTGCAGAAATTGTTGTGGTGGGGGGTGTTCGTAGAAGTGCCCTTATTAGTCTTTCTGATCTAGACGATGGAGAGATGAGACACGCAAAATCTGGTCAATGGTGGGAACACAATGTCCAGAGAGCACTTGCAAACAATTCAGTAAATTATAAAGAAAAACCAAATACTGGAACTTTTATGAGAGAATGGTTATCTCTCTATGATTCAAAATCGGGTGAACGTGGAATTTACAATAGAGCATCTGCTAAGAATCAAGTTTCAAGCCTAAATGGAAGGGAAAAAGATGATAAAGGAGAATATGTCAGAAGAAGAGATCCAAGAGATGACTTTGGAACTAACCCCTGCAGCGAGATTATTCTTAGAAGCAGAGAGTTCTGCAACCTTAGTGAATGCGTTGTCCGAAGATCTGACGATGTTGAATCTCTTAAAAAGAAAGTCAGATCTGCGACAATCCTTGGCACATTTCAATCAACCCTCACCAACTTCAGATATCTTACCAAAGAATGGAAAGACAATTGCACTGAAGAAAGGTTATTGGGTGTCTCCCTTACCGGCATTCTAGACAGTCCTTTAACTAATGGAAAGAAAAAAGGATTGGAAACCCTTTTACAAGATTTGAGAAAGGTTGCATATGAAACAAACAAAGAATGGGCAGACAGACTTGGAATCGAAAGATCCGCAGCCATTACTTGTGTCAAACCTAGTGGTACTGTGTCTCAGCTTGTTGATAGTGCTTCTGGTATTCATGCCCGGCATAATCCTTATTATATCAGAACTGTAAGAGCAGATAACAAAGATCCACTTTGTAAGTTCATGAAGGAAAAGGGATTTCCAAATGAACCAGATGTGACAAAACCAAAACATACAACTGTATTTTCCTTTCCGATGAAAGGGCCAGAGCAAGCAGTTTATCGACAAGATATGACTGCACTAGAACAGTTGAAGTTATGGATGACTTACCAAGAACATTGGTGTGAACATAAACCATCCGTTACCATTTCAGTCAAGGAAGAAGAATGGCCTAAGGTTGGTTCATGGGTATGGGATAATTTTGATTCAATTAGTGGAATATCTTTTCTACCTTTTAGTGAACATACATACAGACAGGCACCTTATCAAGACTGCACAAAAAAGGAATATGGGGATATGTTAAAATTGATTCCTCAAGATGTAGATTGGAAAGATTTGTCTAAGTATGAAGAAGTAGATTATACAGCCGGATCTCAAGAACTTGCTTGTTCCGCAGATGGTGGTTGTGAAGTTGTAGACCTTTAATTGGAAAGATATGGAAGTCGATTTAGATATAGAGTGTAGTAACTGTAATGCAACATATACCATGACATATGATCCAGATAATTTAAGAGAAGAAGAAACGGCATTTCATTGTGCATTTTGTGGAATTCTGATGGAGCCGTATTATGATGATCCAGACATAGACTAGAATGGTATACTTAGGAATGACTTGGATTGCAGGAATAGATTACTCTTTAACATCTCCTGCTATTTGCATTGCAGAAGTTAGAGAAAATAAAATAAAATTTGAAGATTGTAGATTTCATTATATTAAACAGACGAAGAAACAAGAATCTGTTGGAATTTTCAATGGACATGATTATCCTAAATACTCAGATGAGTTAGAAAGATATCAAAGACTCTCAGAATGGGTAATTGAATGTATTCGTTGGTATAGTGGAAGAGTGCAATGTGTATATTTGGAAGATTATGCATTTGCTGCTACAGGAAGAGTGTTTAACATAGCAGAAAATACAGGAATACTTAAATATCAACTTCATGTAAATAAATTTAAATTTGAAACAATACCACCAACAGTAATAAAGAAAGAGGCCACAGGAAAAGGAAATGCAAATAAAGAACTGATGTATGAGACATTTTTGGCAGAAACCAATGTTGATGTAAAGAGTCTTTTGACTCCCAATTCAACTAAAATAGTCAACCCTGTTTCTGATATCGTAGATTCATATTATATCTGTAGAACAGGATTCCAATAATAAGGAACTTATGTTAGCCCCCAGAGAACAAGCAGACCCTTATGTAATTGCATCGAAGAGTGGACAAACATTAAAATTTACTAAAA